TGCCTTGTAAAAAGCGGCAAAAGATTTTCCCGCCGATTTTTTGAGGTTTCCGAATGCTTCCTTTAGCCTGCCTATATTCTTTTCGTATTTTTTTGCGATTTTATCAAGAAGCGCATTTCTTTTTTTTGTTTGCGTTTCAGGTTGTGAAAAATCTGCGATTGATGACGCCCCGGTGCTAATCCCTCCGGCACCACTACCTGAGCTGGTACTGGACTTCTCAGAGAGCTTGGTGATTTTGTCAAACCCCATCAACTCCCTTGCCGCCTTCTTTACTTTGGATGCTGTTTTTTTAGCCGCGGTACCAACGCCATTCACAGCTGAACTTGCCGTATCAGCCGATTTCGCCATTGACGACATTGAAGATGATCCCGTGGCAGAAGCATCTCCAAATATCTTGGCTGTCCAAGTCTTAAAAGCATTGGCCAGCTGACTCAAACGTTGCATTAAATAGTTGATGATCTTAAGCACGGGAGTGAGGGCATTGATAAGACCTTGCCCGACGCTTGCTTTGAAACTATCAAACTGAAGTTTTAGTATTCTAGTCTGATTGGCCCAGCCATTTTGAGTTCGAATAAAATCACCAGATGCCAAAGAGAGCTGTTGCTGAACAAAGGCATATCGCAAGGCAACCTTCTCTTGCTCGGTCATAGCGGCGGTAGTCTTCCCATATCCATTGGCCATGGCATATTGATCCAAGCTTGCCTGGGTCATTACCACTCCAATATCCTTAAGGGTTTCTGTCTCGCCGGTAAAAATGCTTTTCAACTTTATGAAGGCTTCATCCTGATCCATATTGTAGAAGGATGCCATATCACCGGCCAGACCAGTAATCGTTGCGCTCATGTCATATGCCTGCTTCTCAGTAAAGCCAAATGCCTTGGCCATCGCGCCGGTTGTTCCCATGTATTTCTTCGCCATAGTTTCAGACAGGCCAAATGATGAAGCCGCATTTCGGGCAAAATCATCAACCTTCTTCGACATTGTGGGGAAGGATACGTTCACCACGTTCTGCACTTCATTCAAATCTGATCCCAGTTTGACGCAAGACGCAGCGAAACCAGCTACCGCCTTGACTGAAAATGCAGCCAGAAAAACGCCGCCCAACTTTTTAGCTGCGGCTCCAATTCCACCAAGCTGACTGTTGAATCCCTTTTTATTAATATTTAGATCAAGGTCAACGCGACCTACTGAATTGGACATTCACTCACCCTCATTTGGCCATTGCAATCAATGCCTGTTTTATCTGTTCCATAGCACCATCAATCTGTTCAGGTGATGCCATTTGTGCACGTCTTCGGAACCATTCACTCCGAATACGATTTTCTTCTTTTCCAAAATTTTTGATTATTTCTTTGTCCGTTTCAGAACGGATGGACACAATTCGTCCAAGTATAGTTTCCGGTCCAAGTCCCGCTATCATTGCCTTAAACTCATCCCATTTCATTTTCTTGAAATCTTCCGAGTAAATCCGAATGCCGTATTGGGACATCAAACTCGATACAATCAAATCAAAATCATCGATTATGCTATACCAGGACTCTGCAACTCCCCCGGCTGTTCTTCCTCTTCGTCCGTTCCGGTGACTAGATCCATCGCTGCTTCAACGACAGTCGCAAAGTCTTTCGCTTTAAGGTCAATTTTTTGAAATTTTTCTCTGCTCCCATTCGGAAAAAGTAAATCGAACAATTCCATAACTTCCGAAAGCGTCGGTTCATTGGTCCCTTCCATTACACCCATGACCTTTAAAAGTGTAATAGCATCATCGTTTATAACAAATTCTTCGCCCTTGATAACCAAGATTGGTGATTCGTCGAAGTTCAATTTGTCGGTAATATCAATCCGTTTCATAATTCCTCCATAACAAGAAAGGGACCGCATAGAGCAGCCCCCTCATCGTGTATCACTAAACCGCTGGCGTGATGGTCGGTTTACCGTTGGACATCACTTCAAATTCAAGTGGTCCAACGGCGGTGGATTCTCCAGATCCGCAAGCAGTGACATTGAAAATGGCATCGGCGAACAGGATTTTTGTTCCATCCGCAAACGTCCATTCAAAATTGCCTTGAGCGTCAGTGCCATTGACCAGTGCCTTGCCAGCGACATAATCGTTGCCCACATCGCCAAAGTTTCTTTTCCCCTTGACGGATATGGTAACAGATTTCGCTGTCATCAGGCGTCTAATCCAACCTTCAGTGTTGAATGGAGTCCACTCCTCGACACCGTTGTCGAAAGAAACATCAAAGCTCTCCATGTCGCTGATTGCATTGGTTGTCCCTGTGGCTCCCGCTTTGAACTGGTTCTTATGGCAAGGGAAAACTCCAGTAAATGCTGTCATTCTTCTTCCTCCTTCTTGTAATATAGATCAAACGTGATTACTCGCTCATAGACTCCATTATCATCTGTCCCGACGTCTTGCGGCTCGGCCACGGTGAGTGTTAGAAAATGGACGAAAATCCCGCTTATTTGAATGTTTGTTTCGCTTCTCAGCTTTTGGAATAAGTCAATGGCTGCATCTTCGGTTTCCTTTGCGTTATTGTTCCAATGAATCAGCAGGGATACGCTTTTGACTTCATATCCATTGTTTACAAATCCACCTAGGCACTCTCGCGCATGACCCGATAATGACCCCTGATATATTCCTATTGATTTTTCTTGTTTGTTGTCCAGTTTTCCGACGTAATAATGTTCGGCAATTTCGTAAGACTTAATCCAGTCTTTCACACCTGAAAGGTTCATTATCATAGCCCGGCATGCCTCCTATAGTGCCTCATAAAGGCTTTTTTGCAGAAATCCTGCTTCCGTCCGCCATCCAACCAGTCCTCGTACCATCCTCCCCTCGCATTAGGGTTTTCCTCTTTGCTGAAGTTATATTCGGGGTGATAATATAGTCGCCTGGCGTATGGTGTTGAGGAAATCAATTGTACAGTTCCCGCATCGGCAGATTCAACACTCACAAAGGTCTGGTCATTCTGAAGTATGCCTTGCTTGTAAGGTAATACCTGTGCCTGAGTGACATCTGTTAGAAGGGATTCTGCCGTATCTCTAAGCGCTGCAACCTGTGCTCTTGACAATTGGCGGATCTTATTCAGGTTCGGCTTAAAGGTGCACTTCCCGTTCATATGATTTGGATCTCCGTGAAATTCACAGTACCGTCGGGGTTCCGTTTCTTATACCCTTGCAGAATGTTCCTCTTGAAGCCGGAAATAGTTATTCGTCCAGACGTGATTTCCACAACATCCGGGCATAAATCACCTTGAATTAGGAATGTACCCGTCAGCTGCACACGTTTCTGTTCTTTGTCAAAGACTGTTTTGCCTCCGGACTGGTAGTTGCCATGGGTTGAGCCCTGAAAAGCGATTGTGGGGGCTCCCTCTTCGGTAAGCCCCTCACTATAAATCACTATATCAGCAGCAGTCTTGCACGCCCACAAGGGCACGATAGAAGGGTATCTCAATACACCACCCCCTGGCACAATCCTGACTGTTCGAGCAACTTGTATATGTCCTTCTTGATTGCTATGCCGCTCCTCACCATGACGTTCCAGCTATTGCCGAAAGACATGCTTACACCATTTATTGAATAGCTCTGAATTACCGATTCAATGACATCCTGATTTGTATACTCGAAATCTGCAAGCTGGCAACAAACCTCTTGGATCGTCTCCTGCTGAAAGTCTGTTAGCGTTTCAAATCCTCTCGCTACAATCCGGTTATACGTCAAGGCATCAATGTGTCTGCTGGCCAATTTCAAAGCCTTTTCGCAGTCGGTTGATGGAATCAAAGTTCCCTTGTAATCAGTTGCATAATAAGTGGCATCAGCATAAGGTGTATACATTCCTACTCCTCTTTCATCTCTGCTTCATCGGCATTGGGCTGGACAACTTCAGCCTCGGCTTTCGCCCCTTTGGATTCCTTGGGAGCCTTAGGCTCTTTAGGTTCTTTGGCCTCGGCTTTCACCTTCTTGGCCTCATACAACAATCCTACTGTTCTCATTTGTCAGTCCTCCTTAAGCTCCAGCTTTTGCGTGCAGATAGATACCTGCAACCTTGTTGCGATATACATCGACAAGGCCGTATTTTCGGTACTTGGAGATGTATGCATCGCTGTCCGGGTTGTTTTCCGGAGCAATAACGTCACTCGCCACGTGCTTATCAAATTTGATGATTGCCGGTTTGTGGATGATCATGAAATTGATGTCGCCCGCTCCCGTTGCTTTTGCATAGTGGCCCAGTTCCTCACCCGCTGATTTGCCGTCTTTCAGGTCAATAGCTGTGTAGAATCTTGCCTGGGGAACCTTTTTGACTGCTGCAAAAGAACTCAGTACTTCTCGGCTCTTGGTTGTATCCAGTGCCATTACACTGTTGACCAAGGTTGGGGTTGCGTACAGATATCGGTTCTCTTCAGGAACCTCGTCCTCGTCCATTTTGGTTTTTGCAACCAGAAGAGCTGCAAGGAAAGCCGCTCCATCTGCAAGGGATGCGGGGGTCGCTTTGGAAATGCCAGTGATTCCTGCAAGAGTGGCGAAGAAGAAGGCGTCTGCTTCAGGGCCGACTTTCTCTCTCTGTAGGGTTGCTCCAGCCATGCCAAAAGCGATGTTGAAGGACTCTTGATCGTCCATGGTATCAACAGTAAGTTTGGTACCACGGTCATAATTGAAGGCTGCAGTCTTCCAGATCAGGGAGACGGCGCCGCTTGTGTACCCACTATTTCTGTCATAGTCGCCAAGACCGGTGACTTCAATTTGCGGATACAGGATTTCGTTTGCATTGGCGCTGGCTCTCATCATCGAAGAATCGCTGATCAGGTCAGCAGTGACCGATGCCTCGCGGTAAACCTCATCCAAGAGGTCAGTGTAGTTTTTAGCTAGTGCAATAGAATTTGCCATGTGTTATATTCCTCCTATTCTTTTTTATCTTTGAGACCCATTACCCTGCGCAATGTGTCATCTGCTGTACCGGCTCCACCTTTGCCTGGTTCTCCACCAATTTTCTTGAAGCCTGGTTCGGATTGCTGTCCGGTCCCTTTGAGGGATGGCACGTCTGTCAGCACCTTCTCAACAGCTTCTTTTAGCTTAGCGTCGTCGATTTTCCCATCCGTAACCACGTCTTTCATATCTGCGAGCTTCAGGATATATGGCATTGATTTCATGTCAATTCCCAGTTCAGACGCAAGGCCAAAAGACTTGACTTCGAGTTGGGCGTCAACAACAGCCTGTTTGGCGGATGTAAGTTCATTTTTGAGCTCATCTGGATTGGGTTGGCTCTTTGCTTTGTATTCCTTGAAGCTTTCCACTGCGGTTTTCATTTCCTCTTCGGACAGACCCTGTTGCTTTAAATAGCCAGTCAATACTTGCTTTTCTGTGACAGTCTGTTTCCCGGCAATGATACCGGCCAATTTTTCATAGTCGATTGCAACAGTTTGAGCTGGTTGGGTAGTTGTCCCTCCTGCCGGTGGGTCTTGTCCTCCGCCACCTCCGGCGGGTGGATCTGCATCCATCATTGGCATGAATCGGTTCTCAAAGATTTTACTAAAGATCATGTTGTACCTCCTGTTTTAAGTGTGTCTCACTTTCAAAGTTTTACGTGTGTCTCACATTACAGTTTTAGGGGTGTCTCCCCAACAAAAAAGAGCCTATTTCTTTGGCTCCTTAGGTTCTGATTTACTTTCTTTTTGCTCAGGCGCTTCTTCTGCCACATTGCTGGCTTTAAGCACAACCGCTCTAGCTGGTGTTGCTTCGAAGATATCTCCGGGGCTCCTATACACATCATTTTCTTTGTCGAAGAAGTCCCTGGTTGTTTTCATTTTCACATAACCACCTCCTTTCTGTGCAATAAAAAACCGCCGTTTGGCGGTATTTTTGCTTATTTATCCTGAGCTTTGTGCTGTTCAGAATAACGGTATCCGGAACAAATCATACCCATCATCTCCAAGTATCCCTCTTTTCTAAGCAAGTCTCTTTGAGCATCTGTAGTATCTGGATGTTCCCAAAAGGCATCGATCTCTGCTTCGAGTTTCAACCAATAATCCCAATCCGCTATACCTTTTTGGGTCGCCTCAATCAGTTCATAAACCGTCCTCATCTGCTTACCTCCGTAATAAGTTGATCAAGAAGTTTTGACACCTCATTGTACTGCTGAATGGATGCGGTGGAAAGCATTTTATTTTGAACTGCCGAGTTGAGCCAATCAAGGCGCTTTGTCATTGGAATGCTATGCAATGCTTTTGCAAAGTCAATATCTTTACCGTATAACCCTGCAATTCTGTTTATGCCACGAAGTGCCCGGACCCAAGTGCCATAACTTATAGATTCAGACATTGGGATTTTTTCCAAAGCAGCGATTTCCTGGGTAAGCAGCTCTGTACTACCTTCTTCAATGACTTGGTTTTTCAAGAAATCCTCTTGTGAGTGATAGCTCGCTGAGTGTGCATGGAGAAGCTCATGAAGCAGAATGTACGGTGATGTCTCTGGGCGAGTTGTTATATCACAGGTCCATTCTTTACGGGCCAGCTGTTTCATCTGGTCGTCTACACGCACTTTCCCGCTCCATTTGCTCTCATTCACCGTGTGCTTCGAAGCAACAGCGTCCATTTCTTTCGCTAGCGCATTGATTTCTTCCGGTGTCCGGGGGATTATCTCCTGTGCTTCTTTGAATGATGGGTATTCACTTTTCCTGGATTTCCATTCATCCGCCTTTGCCTGATATTTTACCTGGTTCTCTGGATCAATCGAAAGCGCAGACAGCCGGGAGAAACGATCAAATTGTCTGGAAGCGTAATTCGCGCTCTGCTCTTCCTGGTATGCGTTCTCAGCCTCTTTGATATCCGTATCTGTTGCTTCTTCCATATCGTCTCCCGGGAAATAGGTTGTATGCCCATCTTTGCAGTTTGGCTATTTGGACTATCTCATAACAAAGGTTTATCCTTTGTCCGATGCGCTTCGAGTGGTACATCTCCACTCTACTTCCTTCCGGAATAGTCTCTACACTTTAATATTAAGTAATATC